GCAGAAATGGTTGAAGAAAATGTAAGGGATGCGGCGCTTGCGGCTGTTCGCGAAGGTGCAAATTCTGATGGGTTTTTGCGTGATGAATATAACGAATGGGAGGGCAAATACAAATGAATATAAAATATATAGACGGCGAAGCACGTTTTTGCTTTATATGTGAAGCCTGCGGCGAACCTATTGAAGATTTAGATGGCGTTGTAGATTTTCCCGCATTTCCATTTTCTAAAAATGTAAAAAGTCCTTTGCGTTTTTATCATCGTGGAAAATGTGCAAAGATTGGAGAAAAAAGAAAATTTGACGATATGTGGGGCGATTGGAATTTAAGTGATTTTGTAGAAAGTCTTAAAACAGGAGAATTGCCTGCGGGAATAAGATTTCTTAATGGCGAAGACCCTGACACTATTTTTAAAAATGACTAAAAGATACAGATTTTCAAGCGGGGATGAAGAAACATCGCGCAGGGCTGAACAACAGTTTTTACGCATTACAGAAAACATGACCGATGAACAGCGCGAAGCCGTTCTTGATTGTTTGATAAAAATGCAGAAACAATTATTTTTTCAAGAGCCGTGGCTGATGAAAAAGTTTTCAGGAAAAG